TATCGGGCGACAAAGTCTCACCCCATTAACGCGAGGTCCAAGATGAAGCTCAGTGCGCGCAACGTCCTGAAGGGGACGATCGACGCCGTACAGAAGGGGCAGACCACGGCCCATGTGCGCATCAACGTCGCGGGAACCATCGTGACGGCCTCGATCACCAACGAGGCTGTAGACCAGTTGAAGCTCAAGGCCGGCCAGACTGCCTATGCGGTGATCAAGGCCTCCGACGTCATGGTCGGCATCGACGAAGGCTGAGCTCTACGACCCCGCGCCTCGCTTTCGCGCGCCAAACGATCGCACAGGTGCGGCGCTCCGCCGCGCCGGCTCGTCGTGAATTCTCGGCGATCGACTGAAACATCCGCACGCTGCGGCGCTTAACGCAGTGTACGCCAACTCCCGTGCGTTACACTGTTACGGAGCCGTGCCATGTGGAACAGCACGCGCGAACACGCGCCCGCCCCGGATCATTCGCGGCACGACGATCTTGGGCACAATCGTCCGGTGTCGGACAAACTGCACCCGTATGTCTACATGGCAATCGTCGGCCTTGGACTGTGGTACGTCGTGTCGGCGTGGGCGGGTTTTGTCGCCGCGGGCGACATCGCCTATCTGCTCGCGGTCGTCAGCGGTTTGTTCCTTATCACAATCGCGATTCCTTGCGCGTTATGGCTGGCATGGCGGACAGGCCGCGATCCGCATGCCCCCAAGCAACATACGAGCTTCCGCGATTGGGCCTCCGGCAATTTCAGAACTTGGCAGTGCGACCTCAAAGCGTCGAGCGCCGCGGTTCAGGTTCTGTTGCCGATCGCTGCGGTGGCGTTCGGGATGACCGCGTTTGCCGCAATCACGCGCGCGATCGAACTCGGCCTTATCTAGCACCGCCATGGCGGTCTGCGGTTGCGCTTCGCTCCGCAGCGCGCGCGACATATCGGTCTCCTTCACAATGTCAGAAAGCCCGCGCAGCCAACGCTCCGCATCCCGGTGAAAGTGGGCGCCGGGCCGCCCTTCGTTTTCTTTTTCCGTCCACAATAAGGGGGGTGGAGCGCCGAGACGGCGCTAAACTAATTCTATCCGCGCTTTTGGCGCGGAACGCACCCTTGCGATCGGGTGCGTCTGCGCCGTTCGGCGCTCCACGGCGGCGATTTTTGGCCGCAGGCCGCAGCGTGACCGGTCATGGTGCCGGTGTTGGCGGTTGTCCCCGGGCCCCCTGGGATCCTGGTTGCGAGCCAATGTTCCCGGCGGAATGGCCGGGAACGTATCGGTGCATATTGTCAACTAATACATTGATTTTGCTTGCCGTCTGGCGAATATGGCGTAACCTCACGGAACATCTGGCAACACCCAAACACCTCACTTTTGTTGCCATGACGTTGCCACCGAGGACCCAATGGCTCGTAATCGCAAGCTGACTGATCGGGCGCTGAAGGCGATCGGAAAACGGAATCTCCCCGGAGCCGGCAAGACGCGCGACGTGGATGACGGCGTCGTGCCAGGTTTGAAGGCCCGTGTGATGCCGAGCGGGGAGATATCCTTTGTACTCGTCGCGAGGTACCCCGGGAGTCGGAACCCGACCCGTCGGTCACTTGGGCTGTACGGCGAGTTGACGCTCAATGAGGGTCGCGAGAAGGCTCGGAGATGGCGCGAGCTGCTGCGCAAAGGCATCGACCCCGCCGAGCAAGAAGAACGTGAGCGGCTCGCCGAACAGCGCAAACAGGCCAACACATTTGCCGCCGCGGCCGCGGACTTCATCAACGACAAGCTCATTCACGAGCGGCAGGGCCGGGAGGCCGAGCGCGACCTGCGCGTATTCCTTCCCGCTTGCGGGGCCCGTCCGCTCGAAGAAATAACGCCGGCGGACGTGCTGGCGATCATCAGGGTGGTCAAAAACCGCGGCGCGCCATATCGGGCCCACGGCCTTTTGACGATCGCTCGCAGGTTTTTCAATTGGTGCATTAGCCAGCAAACCTACGGCTTGCAAACGAGCCCCTGCGATCGGCTCAAACCGCGGGCGCTCATTGGTGAAAAGAAAGCCCGCACGCGCGTGCTCAGTGACACAGAGTGGCGCGGGTTATGGGCGGCAACGGAAAAGCTTGGATATCCGTATGGGCCGCTGATTCGGCTGCTTGCGATAACGGGCCAGCGCAAGTCCGAGGTAGCTGAAGCGCGCTGGTCCGAAATTGATCTGGCCAAGAAAGTCTGGGTCATTCCGGCTGCGCGCATGAAGGCCGACGCAGCGCGTGTTGTTCCGCTCAGCGACGCAGCAATCAAAGTCCTTGAGACACTGCCCCGGTTCGAACGCGGCGATTGTTTGTTCTCCGCTACGTTTGGTGCCACGCCCGTTAATGGATTTGGTAGGGCTAAGAGCGCGCTCGACCGCGCTATGAAGGTCGAGCATCCATTCGTCCTTCATGACCTTCGCCGCACGATGCGGACCGGCCTGTCTGCCATTCCCGGCATCAGCGACCTCGTGCGCGAACTTGTCATTGGTCACACCAAGCCGGGGCTGCACAAGGTCTACGATCAATTTGCTTATCTTGATGAGAAGCGCCGTGCCCTCGACTTTTGGGCAGCACGCTTGCTCGCGATCGTTGGACCGCCACCCGACAACGTTGTCGCAATCCCAACGGCGGCGGTGCGATCGTGAGCAAATCTCGCAGGCCGCGTCCTTCCCGTAGGCTGGCAAGAAAGGTTCACCAGCGGCTGGCCAAGTCTCAGGCAGCCCTCCGCGAACGGGAAGAGCGAGATTTACGAAGGCTCGGGCGCACGCGGGAAGACTTCTGGCTCACGCCAGAGGAAGTGCAGGGATTAGAGGCGCACGCGGCGGCGATGGCCCAGCAGCCAGCGCCGCAACCCACGAAGCCGGGTCGCGTGAGAACATCCTATAAACAGGACAGGGGTCGCGAAGCAATCAAAGCCATATGGCCGGAACGTCCACCAAATCAGTCCGAGATGTCTGATAAAGTCTTCTGTGAGAAAGTCCGCGAGCAGAAGAAGCTGGATGACGTGAGCAACAAAACGCTCTTGCGCGCGGCGCTTTCGCTCGGCCGAAAATAATCCCAAGACATTTAGGACATTGGCGTCAATGTCCTCGATGTCCCGTGCATCTGCGAAAAATGTTCATCAAGGTGACCTCACGTAACTCAATGCGTGGCGGTCGCCGTGATTGTTCTCCTAAGCTTTGCAGACCTGCGTAATCGCGGCATTAAATTCACGCGTCAGCATATTCATCGCCTTATCCGGAATCGCAAATTTCCCGCCCCGATCAAGGTTGGCGACAACACCAACGCCTGGATTGAAACCGAGGTCGATCAATACTTCGAAGATTGCATCGCGGCCCGCGACGCAATCCAGCAGCAGCCAAAAACAACAAAGGCTCGCACGGCATAGCGGATTTCCGCTCGGCACCGCCGCGTCCGAGCAGAATCTACCCTCGGCGGCAACAACGAGTACCCGGCGCTGCTGTAGGAGGTCGCGCCCGGGGACTCGTCACAATCTGGAGAAAGATGATGTCTTCTAGCAGAAAATACGTAGTCGAGCAAATCACTGGCCGCGACTGCTACATCGTGGCGCGGGCCCTCGTCTACGCGGTCGAGACCATCAAATCCCTGCCCTGCCGGCGGCAGGAGATATCTGAGTGCGAGGAGATGGAAAAGATCCTCGCCATGATCACGAACGGCCCCACGCGACGGGACCTGACCGAAAACGTCCGCCGTCACCTCAGCAGGGAACTCAACCGTTACGACGGCTATCCGCACTGAGAACAACGCCGCCTCAGCATTCATGCCGAGGCGGCAATTCTGTTTGATCAGGTTCACCAGAACGGAAAACAAGTGTTATGAAAATCATTTCCGCCGGTGAGCGTTTGCGCGAGCGCCGTGGAGCGAAGGTGCTGATCGTCGGTCCGTTCGGCGTCGGAAAAACCTCGTTGCTGCGCACGCTTCCTTGCGCGGAAACCTTGTTCATCGACGTCGAGGCCGGCGACCTCGCGGTGATCGATGTGCCGGTCGCCACCATCCGGGTCGACGACTGGCCGACCGCGCGCGATCTCGCGTGCCGGATCGGCGGACCGAACAAGAGTTTCCAGCCGACGGCCTGCTATTCACAGGCGCACTACGAAGCGGTCGGCGGGGCGCTGGAAAATCTCGCCAGCTATCAAACTATCTTCGTCGATTCGCTCACCGCGATCAGCCGGGTGTCGTTTCGCTGGGTCGAGCAACAGCCCGAGGCCTTCAGCGAGCGCAGCGGACGCAAGGATGTGCGTGGCGCCTACGGGCTGCACGCGCGCGAAATGATCCTGTGGCTCAATCAGCTGCAGCACGCGCGCGAAAAGAACGTAGTGTTCGTCGGCATCCTGGAACGGGTGATCGACGAGTTCAATCGCGGCGAGTGGCAGCTGCAGAGCGAGGGCGCGAAAACCGCGCGCGAGTTGCCCGGCATCGTCGATCAGATCATCACCATGAACTGGCTGGATTTCGGTGACGGCAAGCCGCCGACCCGCGGCTTCGTGTGCACCAGCCCGAACCCGTGGACCTATCCGGCAAAGGATCGTAGCGGCCGGCTCGAGCAGATCGAGCAGCCGGACCTCGGCAGACTTCTCACCAAGCTCACGACCACCACTAAACTAATGGAGACCTAGAAGATGACGAATGCGACAAATCTCGACTTCAACGATGCCGGCGACCAACGCTCTTTCGATGTGATCCCCGCGAATACGGTCTGTACGCTGCACCTGACGATCAGGCCGGGCGGCACTGGCGACGGCGGCTGGCTCAAGCGCTCGGCCGACGGCGCCTCGCAAGGCCTCGACTGCGAATTCACCGTGGTCGACGGCACTTATGCGAAGCGTAAGATTTGGCAACTGTTCACGCTCGCCGGCACGAAACAGGGACATGGCGAAGCCGGCGAAATCTCGCGCAAGACGTTGCGGGCGATCCTGGAAGCAGCACGCGGCATCCGGCCCGACGACAAGAGCGAGGCCGCGCAGGCCGCGCGGACGGTCGCGGCCTGGGCCGATTTCGACGGTCTGCGCTTCCTCGCACGGATCGGCGTAAGCCCGCCGCATGACAACTATCCGGCCAAGAACACGCTCATGGAGGTGCTCACGCCCGACCGTCAGGCGTGGAAGAAGATCGAGCAGGTCGCCAAGCCTGCGGCCACCAGCGCTGACACAACAGCGACCGCGCCGCCAGTAGGCGCCATCGCGCGACCGCGATAGGCCGGGTGATTCATGGGCGAGATCTTCAAACGCGAGGACGAGTGGCAGCGGCGGGCGACCGCCGCTGCCATAGCCGGGGCACGCAAAATCGCGCTCAACACAGCGGGGCTGGCGGCAACGCCGGCCGGCAAGCTCAGCGATCTGCAGTGGGGCTGGATCGCCGCGGCGGTGATCTTCGAATGGATCACCGTGCGCCTCGAACAGGCAATTGCGGAGGGGCTCAGCGACGAGGCAACGGTGCGGGCGCTCTCCGTTATTCCGTCCCCCTGTGACATCGCCGTAGTGCGCGCGATCCTGCCCAGGCTTGCCGAGACGACCGCGCCCGACTGGTCGGCGCCGCTCAAGGACTGGTCGAAGGACACCATGACCGAGTTCCTGATGGTGGCATGGCAGCTGATCCATAAGGCCCAGATCGCCCGCGATCAGGGACCGGGACGGATCATCAGGAAAAGACCCGCTGACGATGAGATGGCCGATGCGGTCCCTTTCAACCTCTGACATTGGTTCGGTTCGTTCTGACCCTGCAGCCGTTGCCGGACGTGGATGCGATCCGGATGCTGCGCTGGGCGCTGAAGGGACTGATGGGCCAGCACGGTTTGCGCTGTGTCGACCTGCGTGAGGACAAGCCGTGAGCATCGCGCTCAATTTCAATCGGTCAAATCTGTCGGAACGGCGGATCAACGTCCTGCTCAACGAACTGATCGAGCGGGCCGAGCCGCCGGCTGAAAATTTCCGCCAGTATCTCGGCGCCAGTTCGATTGGCTCGGAATGCCTACGCAAGATCCAATACGATTGGATGGTCGAGGCGCGGTTTCCAGGGCGCATCAAGGATGTCTTCGCGCGCGGACATTTTTTTGAGGACGTGACGCGCGAGCATTTGCGCGCCGCCGGGTTTAGGTTCGCCCCCGCCGAACAACTCGAATTCCGCACTGCCCACGGACTGTTCCGCGGCCATGCCGACGGGATCATCGTTGCCGGGCCAGCACTTCCCGAGCTCCGGTTCCCGTGCGTGTGGGAACACAAGTGCGTCAAGGCCAAGGGTTGGAATGCGATCGAGCGCGACGGCCTTACCGGGCTCTCTGAACCCTATGCTGCGCAGGTCGCTCTCTATCAGGCATATCTCGATGTTACCAATCCCGCGCTGTTCAGCGTCGTGAACGCCGACACCTGCGAGCGCCTGCATCTGACCGTACCGTTCGATGCCGCGCTGGCACAGTACGCCAGTGACCGCGCCGTGACGGTGATCGAGGCGACGCGCGCAGGCGAACTACTGGCGCGGATCACCAACAATGCGAACGACTGGCGCTGCAAGGCGTGCGGCCATCGCGAGAAGTGTTGGCAATGAGCGCGGTTACCGAACCCGTTGCCAAGCGCATCGCCAACCTGTTTCGCCTGCTGTCGTCGCAATTCGACGGCGAGGTGCTCGGCGCCGTAGCCGCGATGCGGCGATTGTTCCAAGCCGAAAAATTGACGTTCCACGATATCGCGTCGGTGATCGAGAGCTGCAATGGTGAGATCGATGAAAAGAAATTTTCCGAAGCCGATGCCCAGGTCATCTTCGAACGTGCATTCGCAATGGGCCGTGCCGAGGAGGCGGTGAAGCAACAGCGGTTTGCCCCCGCCGATTATTACGACGCCGACAGACAGCCACGTTGGGACGCAATTGCGCGATTCTGCCAGCGTAAGAGCGAGCGGCTGCGGCCGTCGGAACAGAAATTCGTCGACGACATGGCCGGCAACACCTTGTGGCGCACCCCGACAGAAAAGCAGGCGCGCTGGCTGATGACGATCTTTTTGCGCTTGGGCGGGAGACGGGCCGCATGAGCACCAAGCCGCAAACCTATAATGCCGATCTAGCCCGTTTGCCGCCGGCGCTGTTTCCGCTCACGCAACTGCCGTGCTGGGTCGTGTGGCGGTGGGAACAGCGTGCCAACAGGGGCGGGCGCGCGAAATGGACCAAGCCGCCCTATCAGGCACGCGATCAAAAGCACACCGCAAAGAGCAACGACCCAACGACCTGGGGCAGATATGACGACGCGCTCAGAGCCTTCGGCAACGGCTCGGGCGATGGTATCGGCTTCATGCTGAAAGCCACCCATATCGGCGCTGCGGATCTCGATCAGGTCCGCGATCTTCAAACCGGCAACGTCCTGCGCTGGGCCCAAGAGCTGATCGGCGAAGGGATCGGAGCCGGGGCCTATGCGGAATGGACGGTGTCGGGCTGCGGCGCACGCATCATCGGCATCGCACACGGACCCGAGGTCCATCGCAAGGTCACGTTCGACCGCAAGACCGGCGCCGGGGTCGAGCTCTACCGCGACTGTGCGCGCTACATCACGATCTCGGGGATGCAGCTGCCCGATGCCGTGGCCGGACCGGTGGCGTCCACGCTGGCGGTTTGCGATGACCTGTTCGACGCACTCTATGCGCGCTACTGCGCGCCGGCTCCGGGCAGCGGTCTCGATTTTAACAATGCCGGCCTGCAATCGCTCGCGGCCTACGACGATCTGATCCACAACGGGGTCCCGGAAGGCAGCCGTAGCGAGGCGTTTGCGAAAGTCGTGTGGCACCTCGCTGGGCAAGGACTCTCGGCCGATGAAATTGCCGATGAGCTTGCCCGGCATCCGGCCGGGATTGCGGCAAAATATCATGGCCGCCTCACAGCCGAGGTCGCGCGGTCCTATGGCAAGTGGCAGAGTCATAAGCAAGCTGCGGCAGCAGGCGCTGCTACGGCCGGCGCACCCTGGCCGCAGATCCGCGTCATCCCGGGCGAGCTTCCGCACATCGTCGACCAAGCCGAAGACGCGCTACTCCTGCTCGGGCGCGAAATCTACCAGCGCGGCGGCCTGTGCGTCCGCCCCGTGCTCAGCAACCTCAAGGCCAGCGATGACCGCGACGTGCAGAGCTGGCGCCTCGTTCCGGTTACTCGACCGTATCTGGCCGACACGCTGACCTGTGCCGCCCGTTTCTTGAGGCATGACCGCCGCTCCGAGGCTTGGGTCGCGACCGACGCGCCTAATAAGGTCGCCGAGACCTATCTGGCGCGGCAGGGACGCTGGAAACTGCCGGTCCTGACCGGGATCATCCACACGCCCTTCCTGCGCGCCGATGGCTCGCTGTGCGAGCAACCCGGCTACGACCCGGCGAGTGGGCTTCTGTTCCAACCGGACGGTCAGAGCTTCCCGTCGATCTCGCCGCGGCCGACCAAGGCCGACGCGCTGGCGGCGCTTGAGATGCTGAGCTGACCGCCACATTCCCGTTCGTTGGCGAAGTCGACCGGTCGGTCGCGCTTTCCGGCATTTTGACGATCCTCGACCGACGCGCCATGGCGACGGCACCATTGCATGCCTTCACAGCGCCTGCGGCGGGAACCGGAAAATCGTTGTTGATCGATCTGTTTGCGTTTCTCGCTACCGGGCGCCCGATGCCGGTGATCGCACAGGGGCGGACCGAGGAAGAGCTGGAGAAACGCCTTGGGGCGGCGCTGCTGGCCGGTGATACGGCGATCTCGCTTGACAACTGTGACCATCCGCTGGAGAGCGCGTTCCTGTGCCAGGCGCTGACGCAGGGACAGCTGAATATCCGGCTGCTTGGCTACAGCCAGAACGTCGAGACGCCGGTGAATGCCACGATCTTCGCCAATGGCAACAACCTCGTGATCGTCGGCGATCTCGTCCGGCGGACACTGATGTGCAGCATGGACGCAAAATGCGAGCAGCCGGAATTGCGCGCGTTCAATGTCGACGCGCGGGAAGCCGCCAAGGCTGAGCGCGGCCGACTGGTCGCAGCGGGCATCACGATCTTGCGGGCTTGGCAGATAGCACGGCAGGGCGAGGCTACAGGCCGATTGCTGCCTTTCGGCGGGTTCGAGCAGTGGTCCGCACGGGTGCGGGAGGCGCTACTCTGGTTGGGATGCTCTGATCCCTGCGGCACCGTCGCCAAAACCCGTAGCAATGATCCTGAACTGGAGGCTCTGCGGGGCATGGTCGTTCAGTGGCGAGATCATCTGGGATTGAACACCGCCTATACGATCCAGGGCGTGATCGAGCGTGCGGTGAACGTCGGAAGTTTCTATACAGCGTTGCTGAACGTGGCTGTGAATCGAAGCGGCGGATCGGTGAGCAATGAGCGACTGGGACGTTGGTTGAAGCGTATGCAAAGCAAAATTGTCATGGGTCTTCGATTTGTGCAGGACGGAAACAAGGACGGATATCCGCTTTGGAAACTGACCGATCAGTAAAGTGGGGTTAGTGGGGTTTGAGAGTTGTTTCAGCCAACCTCTATAAACTGTCATTTACCCCCTGACAGTTTCTCGCGTTTGGGCCAGCGAACCTTCAAACCCCACTTTCCCCACTTGAGCGAGTTATCCGCATTGCTCCTCGACCGCGTAGATATTCCAAAGCCAGCCGTCGCACGCTTGGTTGAGGGCTGCTAACTTGAAACTGTAGATATCTAGTTCAGTCGCTAAGCCGGCAGGTAGTTGCCATGGCGTTGCCAAAACGCGGGCTTGGCAGTGGATTTCGGCAAATTTCCCTGACATAGCGGGTGTTTTTGCTTGTTGAACAACCGGTAGCAGACTGGTTGGTGTGGTATGACGCGTGTTGCGTTGGGCGAAATAGATGTCTCAAAGCTGAGAGCCGGCGTGTCCGGTCGGGCCGTTTTGCAGAGTCCGGTGCCTGACGCGGATTGGGGCAGCGCCGTGCGGCGTGAGCTTTGAGCGAAAAATCCCAAACCGAAGGGGGGGTGGGGGAAAAATACGCACCCGCGCTAAATTTCACGGCACGCAGCCCACCAGCCACGGCCAGAATACAAAACAACCCCAC